CAAGCAATATCAGATCTCTCTGTTTGGACAAACTTCGAGAAGTCGAGAACGAGTTGGATTGTTTGAATGCCTGCGGCGCTGCAGTTTTCGTTTACGATAATAAAGTTTCAGTGAACAAGATGAAAGCGCTTTTGGGTTTTGTCAGGAAGTTTTCAAGAATGGAATGGAGTCAGTTTGTTGCCGCTTCAGATGAGTTTAAGTTACATACGAAGATAGTGATAGCGAGTGAAGATTTGCGGCTGGGTTCAGAAAGACTGAACGGACTTGTTTGTTCCAGAAGAGAAATTGAAGATCCAACAGTAAAAAACATCCTAATACAGAAGAATGTCAGGAAACCTACACCACGGACTTCTAAGAAATCTCGACCGACTACAGAAGGCGGAGGAATTGCCACCGGATTCCGAAGCGATACTGCGACAGACGGTGACGATAGTGACGGCTTCGTTGCGCAAGCTTTTGAAGGATTTGCCATTGTCGGAAGTGAGATCATCCCGGACGCCCCGACAGAAATTGCAAGACATGATTGGTCAGGAGCCTCTGGACGATTCAAGAGGCGATCGCATAAAAGCAGTGCGTCTGCTCAACGAGATAACAACGGTGGGGGCGAAAGTTACCGCGAGAGAATTGCGGGACTCAGGGCCAGATCACGAACCATTGTGGTCAGTGATGCTGGCGATCGAGTTCGAGGAGAAGATTTATCGTGTGAGCGAATGGGGTCCCTCGAAAAGAGAAGCGAAAGAGAAAGCGGCGCAGAGGGCACTGAACCGCCTTTGGTGGGCGATGACGCAACAACACCTCCAGATGGAGGATCAGAGAGAGCTGGTTGAAGGGTATGATACCGTGAACTAGTCATTCTATTGCCGAAAGGCTACATTTTCATTTATTTAGTTTTATCCTATGTTTCATTACAGGTTAGTATAAATGATTTATTCAGGGCGATTAAGTCCTGCTCATTATTATGGGCGTTAAAGAAAAAACAATACACAAAAAAAAAAAAAATTGATTAATTTGTTTATTTTCCCGAAAGGGCGATACTGGTTGGATAACCAGAGGCTGTGAGGCAGCCAAAAAAATCAGAGTATCAAAATCAGGATAGGTTTTGAGTCGAATTTCAGTTCGATTTTTTGT